GCATACTTTGATGGTGATGAAGCGAAGGTGTTAGATAAGATTAATGCACAGGTAAAGGATAGTGCTAAGAACAATGCCTATAGTGCGGCATTGAATAAGGTCCAGCCTATCCCAGTAGAGAAGGTTCGCGAGACCCTGGTTAGGTCCATGCTTAAACTAGGTATGAGCCAGGAGCAAGCAGAGTCGCAAGCCGACAATGTAATTGCAAACTCTTAACCTAACTTAGTCGTAGGCACAAAAAAAGGGGAGGCTCACAAGGAGCCTCCCCTTTTTTATCTCATGAAGTATGTTCTAACAATCAAGCCTAGCAAGAAAACATCGAAGGCTAGCATGATGACTAGTTCTTCCATTAGTTCCCCTCCAAACTAGTAAGGACTAGGTAGGTAGTCCTTACTAATCCTTTAGAGTCTACCGAGATAGTAGTGTTACTATCTCAGCTTTCTTAGTCTTAGCTTCTTCCAGTTTGTCGGCCGCAAGTTCTAGATGCTTGGCTATATATCGAGCCTGTTCTAGTCCTATGCTACCGCTTAGGATGTTTCTATCCCATATCCCAGCTATATCCCCAATGTTGATGCTAACGCGAATATTGTCATATTCGGTAGCTTCAATCTGTATTTGTTCTTCCTTAAGATTGTCGCCTGTTAGCTCAGGAACTGAGATGTTGAATTGAAGTAAAGACATTGTAACTCCTTGGGTTTTATTGTTGGTTAAGGATAGTTCCGAATCCTTAGCCTACCCTAAGAACGTGCGATGCTAAGCCCTTTCGCTGCTCAGCCCGCTATTCAGTTGTCAACCGCTGGCCTTTACTTATTGTCGACCATCAAACAATCCTAAACTTAGTTTATATTCAAAACTATGTCAAGAATATAATATGCCCTACCATAACCTCTTTGAAATCAATAGGTTACAGTGCCATTAATAATTTGGGGGTGGCACCAAGTTTTCTGGTCCCATAAAACTAGGCGGGGTGGGAGGCTCCATCACACGCATCTTTTCGGAAACTCAAAATTGGCCCAGAATTTTTTAGGGAAATATACTAAGGCGAAAGGAGGGCGAAGCACCTACTGTCAAGCAAGCTAAACCGCTGATTTCAAAGGACTTAAAAATACTTGACGGGGGGTGCTTATTTTGGTATATTATAAGTGGGGTGGAGGGCGGCGAGGGTGACTAGCTTGTCTCCCTAGTCATAATATACTACCAAGAATATATACTCTCCCGCTCTCTCCCTCTTTAGGGGATATTATGTTACTAGTAAGTAATGAAGAACTAGTCAAAGCTCTCAATAAAGGGAATGGCGGACGTAAGAAAGGTGCGCCTAATCTTACTCATGATGAGCGTACAGTCATAGGCGCGGCTGCTACTCTAGGTACTTGTGCATCTTCTGCGGAGAATTTTGGAGTTTCTCTACACCATGCACATGAGCTTAAACATGCTAAGCATAGTCAAGCTCAGGAAGAGAACCAAGACTTACGTAAGAGTATAGATAAGACTCTAGATAGAGTGGAAGATGTAGCAGCAGAAAAGCTACTTACTACTTTAGAGATGGTAGATGATGATGAGTTGCGATTAGTTAATGTAGAGAAGAAAAGTAAAATCGCGGCTAACCTCTCCGGTGTACTATCAAAGATTTCCTCCCGGCGTGTAGACGAGAAGGGCAAGCCTCCTCAGGTTGTCTTTTATGCTCCTAACATTAGTAAGATAGAAGAGTATGAAGTTATTGAGGTAAAGAGCTAATGCCACTATGGAATGCTGTAGATTATGTAGAGACGCTAAATCGCGGACAGGCCAAGACAGTATTTGCTGAGACTCTATCAGATGGTAATGAGTCTCAAGCTATGGCTATTCCTTGCGGAAGAGGTATGGATCTTATCTGGGAAGTAGCTTTTGGTTCTACACCTACTACTGTAAACTATCAGCTACAAACAGCTATAGTTAATGCCGATGCTTCTTTCCATGATACAGGCCCAGCTATCACTGCTACTGCTGGCGGGGCTGTGACTGTTGCAGATATAGTAGCTAACTTTGTGCGGATTAAAGCTGTAGATGCGGACACTGAAACTGTAACTGCTAAGATTCTAATTAAATAGGTAACTATGTCTACTAATACTCTTTCAGGTACTGGCGGTTCTCCTTTTACTGAAGTAGCGGTTACTGGAACTGCGGCAGACTCTATTGATACTGCTGGGGGTATAGAAGCCGGATCTGGTAATGTAGCCCTAGTTGGTATAGATGGTAAGATTAATGGGCCGCTAAGTTCTACGATTATAGATGATCTTAGTGCAGCTAATCTTACAGCTATTCCCGGCGGACAGATCACTGGAGCTATAGCTGCTGTAAGTGGAGCTAATCTTACTACTCTAAATGGAAGTAATATCTCTTCCGGTACAGTTGCTAGTGCGCGTTTGACTGGACAAGCTGCGACAAATCTTTCCTCCGGTACAGTTGCTACAGCCCGTCTAGGATCTGGAACCGCTAGTAGTTCTACATTTCTACGTGGAGATAGTTCTTGGCAGACTGTAACTTCCTTTGATCCAGATGGGGCTGTTACTATTAATGATACCGGGGCAGATGTAGACTTCCGCGTGGAGACATCTGGCCAGGCCAATATGCTCTTTGCGGATGGCGGGGAAGATCGTATAGGTATTGGGACTGCTACACCAGCGCAAACGCTCCACATTGATAGGACTGCTGGGGCATACCTCCTGATATCGCGCATCGATACCGGGAGTTCCTTCACCGATGGCAACACTCTTGGAGCTTTACAATTTGGTGGGCAGGATGCTGACTCTAATTGGGAACCTCTCGCCAGCCATATATTCGCTAAAGCGGCGGGAGCGTGGACATCTAGTTCACATCCTAGTCGAATGGAGTTTAGTACTGGCTTTACGGGTAGTGTAGATATTGCTACACGAATGAGCGTTACCGAGCATGGCTTAACCTTTGGTACTGACACCGCAGCAGCAAATGCCCTAGATGATTATGAAGAAGGTACTTGGAGTCCTGTACCAAAGGGTACTACAGGCTCTGCCGGAAGTCACACGCATAACATGGGCGGGATATACACGAAAATTGGAAGAATGGTCACAGTCACTGCGTATGGAGTAATGACGGATAAGGGGAGTTGGACTGGTTCAGCTAGGGTAACTGGCCTGCCGTTTACGGTTGGGGGCAATGCCGTGGGTCACAGTGGGGCATCAAATGGGTACATCGGACTGTATCCTGCTGGTGAGGTGGATGCTGCCTGGCGGACTGCACATGTTCCAACCGGAACGGACCATTTTACTTTCCAGAAGGGATTGAAGATGGACTATCAGGAAGATTATACCGACTGGGATACCGGCGCATACCTCACGGTGACAGCATCCTATTGGGTAGATTGATTCGTTTAAGGAGAATATCATGGCAATAACAAAAACCATTGTAGCAGATAAGATTGAAGTCCTTGAAAAAGGGCAGGTGCAAGTTAGAACAGCAACTATAATCAAAGAAGATGGTGAGGAGTTGACTCGTACTTTTCATCGGCATGTGGTAGCACCCAGCGACAAGTCATCTGGTAGCTGGGAGGATACAGATATTTCTGGTGAAGATGGAAGAGTCCAAGATGTTTGTAATGCTGCGTGGACACCAGAGGTCAAAGCTGCCTACCAAGCACAACAGGATGCCCTATCAGTATAGGAGGAGACATGGGCTGGTTAGCATTAGGAGCAAAACTTCTACCCTATATCGTAGAAGCGGTTACTTGGGTTGAGAGATTTATTACACAAAAAGGACAATATAAACAAGATGCCGCAGTTTATATGGTTAAGAGTATTCTAGGCATAGCAGAACAAGGAATAGATAGAGATCTCCTAGACGATGACGAAGTAGAGATAGCTACAAGAAAAGTCATAGACGCGGTAGTAGCTTTACAGAATGTCATAGCTTCAAGGAGCTAGAATGTTTGGAGACACCATTACTGCTAGTGAAGTAGGTGTAGCTGGAGCTATAGCTTTTCTTGCTATAGACAAGTTATATCAACTTCTTAAACTTAGTCTAACTCAGAGAAATGGTAATGCTCTAGCTGCTCAGATGGTAAAGCATTCTGATTGGGTTAGGTTAGAAGTAGAAGTAGATAACTTAAAGGGTAGTATTACCAACCTACAAACAGAGTCTCATGATATGAATGGTACTTTATCGGAGCTTGTTGGGAAGTTTGATTTAATCAACAAGCCGGTTCGACGTAGAGTTAAGAAATGAATGATGTTACTTGGAAACCTTTCCCTAAACAGGAAGAGTTTCTAAAGATTCCTTTAGATGTATTTGAGGCTTTCTTTGGAGGAAGTGCAGGACCAGGAAAAAGTGAAATTCTAGTAATGCTCCCTCTCCTTTATGAGTTCTATAAATATAAAGGATTCAAGGGGCTTATAATGAGGAGAACTTTTCCTGAGTTAGAGTCTGAAATTATACTTAGAGCGCATAAGTTCTATCCCCAAACGGGGGCGGTATGGCAGGATAAATATAAAAGATATCACTGGCCGGCTTTTGGTTCTTATATAAGATTCGGACATGCACAACATGAAAAAGATATCAGAAACTATGATGGCGATGAGTACCAGTACTTCGCCCCAGATGAGGTTACAAGTTTCACCGAATGGATGTATAGGTATCTTTTCTCCAGAATGCGGAGTCTCGTGGGTATACCACCAATTATCAGATCCGCAAGTAACCCTGGAAATATCGGACATACATGGGTCAGAAGAAGATTTGTTGAACCCTGTAAAGAAGGTGGCAAGTTAATAAAAGATTCTAAGTCTGGAGAGTTTAGGGTATTCATACCAGCTTCAGTGTATGATAATCCTGAGCTTATGGAGAAGAATCCTAGGTACATTAAGTTCCTAGAGATGCTACCTCCAGCAGAACGGGCTGCTAAACTTCTCGGTGATTGGTGGACATTTGAAGGACAAGTATTTCAGGACTGGAGAAGGGAACCTCTTGACGGGGAACCTGAGAATGCTAAGCATATTATCAAACCTTTTACTATCCCTGCTTTCTGGCCTAGGATTCTTGCTGTTGATTGGGGCTATGATGCGCTAGCTTATAGTTTATGGGGTGCGGTTAGTCCTGATGGTAGGCTCTATGTGTATAGAGAATATGGAGTAGAAAGAGAGAAGGTAGCTATTTGGGGAGCAACTGTTAAGGATTTAAATGGAGGAGATTCCCTAGCTGATATAGTTATGGACTCTACGGCATTTGAAGAAAGAGGAGAAGAGCATACCTTAGTAGAACAGTTTAGACAGGCATCTGATCTTAATCCTAGAAAAGCAGACAAGGGTGCGGGGTCAAGAATTTCTGGTAAGGTATTACTCCAAGAACTTCTACGATGGAGACAGATTCCAAGGACAGAACCTCTTAAAGATTATGATGAAATAAAAGCAAACACGGTCTTAAGAGATCAGGGAATCAGAGCCTACTCAGCATATATGGATCAGTTTAAGACTCATGAAGAAGAGGTAAATATTCCTAAGCTACAGGTTTTTGAAAACTGTGAAAGGCTTGCTGAGGTTATTCCTAATTGTGTTTATGGTAAAGATAAAGACGGGAATGAAACAGAGGATGTAGCAGAGTTTAAAGGAGATGATCCCTATGATACCCTACGTTATTTATGTCGAGCTTACCAGAGACATATAAGGGAATCTAAGGCAAAGTTTGAAGACTTAGCTAGCCGTGCTGGTGCGGTTAGGCAATTAGAAACTACAGGGGATATGACCTCTTTCTATAGAAAGATGGAAGTCCTTGATAAACAAAGACTCTCCCGTAGCCAATCCGTTCGGAGAGTTAGAAGGCTAGGTAGGAGATGATTATCGGAGAGCTTGTCAGGAAGTTATTTGGCATTCAGCGGCCTGAGTGTGATTGTTGTGAAATCTATCGTGAACAACTTAGATTAGCTAGGGAAGAGAAGGATGAGTATTATCAGCGTCTTCTGGCAATACTTAGAGTGTCTGATGAGCAGCCTAGCCAAGCTATTAATATCCCTAGTAACTTTAAACCTGTCGGTGGTATTGTAGACTGGAGAAAAAGGCAAGCTGATCTACAGCGGGCTTCTCAGTCTGTAGCAGGTAATGAAGTTAAGAAGGAATGGGAAAAGCAGATCAAGAAGGTGGAGGAGACTCTTGATAGCGTTCAAAGCGGGAGTAAGGTTAAAGAAAATTAACAAGGCATTAACTTTTATGCTTAATGTTATATTGCATTCACACGAGTTAAGTACTAGAGTTCCCCCAGTACTAGTAATAACTAGTATTAATGATGGAAGACACAGTAAGAACTCTAGGCATTATACAGATGAAGCTATTGATCTTAGATCAAAGAATTTTCCTTCTAAGAACTCAAAGATTAGGTTTCGTAAACGTCTTGAGGAAGATTTAAATTCCTTTAGTGGTTATGGTACTCCTAAATTTAGAGTTCTTCTAGAACGCTTGGGAAATCCTAATGAGCATTTCCATATACAAGTGAAGAAGGGCGAGCAATTCTAAATGCCTACTGTTGGAAATACTAAATTTCCTTATACTCCAGAAGGAAAACGTGCGGCGGCTGAGGATCTTGAGGATATATACTCTAAAATTAATCCTTTAGTAGAGAGATATGAAAAGAGATCCTCTGAATTTAGAACCCGGCGAACCAGAGTTTGGAAGCTCTTAGATAACTACTGGAATGATCTACAATATACTTTCTGGGATGATAACCAGGGTGCTTACTCTACGGTTAATGGAGTAGTGATCCCTGGAGAATCTGGGATAGATGAGAGTCCTCGACAAGCTAATATTATTAAGGCTCATGGAGAAAGTATAATTGCTGCCCTAAGCTCTGGCGTTCCTAATGCTCAGTTCTTCCCAGAAAATGCGGAAGATGCAGAAGATGTTAATACTGCCAAGGCTTATAGTATTATTTCTGATATCATCCAGAGTCATAATAACTTCGGTACTTTATTTGTTAAGTTACTGTTTATTCTTTGGAATCAGGATTTTGCAGCTATCTGGAATTATACTGATAAAGATAAGAAGTATGGAACTTTTGCTAGACCTGGATTTAGAAAGGAAAGAGTAGAGACTGAAAATTATTCTTGCCCTGAGTGTGGCGCTCCTTTGGAGATGCCGCGTGATGAGGAAGAATTAACTGTTCCCTACTGTGCAGAATGTGAGGAGGTAGTAAATCCAAAAGTTTCTACGGAAGTTACTACAGAGCAAGTACCTTATATTATTGATGAGGAAAAGAGTAGAGTACTTCTCAGAGCTTTTGGGCCTAGAAATGTAGAGATTCCTTCTTACGTAAAGAGTCAGGATGAGACTCCCTATTTAATTCTTAGGTTAGATTATTCTTCTGCTAGGATGCGAGAGGAATTTCCTGGCTTTTATGATAAGATAAAAGATTCAGAAACTGATGATGAGAATAACGAGGCTTATCTTAGGCAGCACTATGACGATTCTAGGGAGGATCAAGATACAGTTGTAGTTAAGATTGTTTGGTTTAGGAGTTGGGCATTTAATGGATTAGAGAAGAGTGACTCTGCTGAGCTTAAAGATAAATTTCCCTCAGGCGGAAGATTTACATTTA